CTATGTTGCTTTTAGACTTGTAGCCTCAAAATTGGGCGTTACTGGAGTGTCTGTTTTGAATGCTTCGGACAACGATACTGTTCTTGACACCTTTACTGCGACGGTGGCAAATGAAACTCCTACTGCTGAGTATCAACCTGAGTTTGTGAGCTACGGCACTGGGTGGGCTTGGATGGCAGCAGGAACAACTACAAGTCAAATTTATCAGAGTTCAATGGGAGGAAACCAGCTTATTGGCTCTTATACATTTGACGATCCGGGTGCTGATGACATTGCAAACACGCAGCCAATTTTCTTTGGGACTCCAAACCCTCCACCAACATTGGATACTGGCAAAATTTGGAATAATTACACCTACGACAACGCCAAACCAATGATTTCGCTTAGACCGTCTAGTGCGTTTGGGTCGAACAACAGAGCTGCGGCCTTTATCGCTCAGTTTCCCAATTCATACTTGAAGGTCTATTACGGACCCCCGAATGTCTACGGAAACAACTACAGGGTTTTCACAAATCCTCGTATTTTAGGCGGGGAAAACAATATTCCTCAAGTCAACTACGTCATGTGGACTTCTTCAACAGGCTTTTCGGTAAATCCATTATCTACAAGTCAAGCTTTCCGAATTGAACTTTACACCTCGTGATCTCATGGACGAACTCTTCAAACAACTCCACAATGCCCTAGGGGCAGAACTGCTGAACCGGATTCAATCCGGAGAAGCTAGTCCTGCTGACCTGAATGTGGCTAGGCAGTTCCTGAAGGACAACGGCATCGATGCCAACATGAAGGCGTCAGAACCGCTCTTGAACCTTGCCAAGGTCATGCCCTTCGATCCAGATGAGGAGGAAGCCGCATGAGCGAGGCACAGGACAAGCTCAAGGACTTCCGCAACTTTGTGTGTCTTGCGTGGGATCACCTTGGGCTTCCTGAGCCTACTCCTGTGCAGCTGGACATTGCCAAGTTTCTACAGAAGGGTCCACGGCGTCGAGTCATCCAAGCGTTCCGTGGAGTGGGAAAGAGCTGGCTAACCAGTGCATATGTTGTCTGGAGACTGCTGCATGACCCGACCCTCAATGTTCTGGTTGTGTCTGCCTCCAAGCAACGAGCAGATGACTTCAGCACATTCACTCTGCGGTTGATCCATGAGATCCCGTTCTGCCAGCATCTGAAGCCAAAGGACAATCAGAGAAACAGCAAGATCGCCTTTGATGTTGGTCCTGCTCCACCTAGTCAGGCTCCCAGCGTGGTCTCAAAGGGAATCACCAGCCAGATCACTGGTAGCCGTGGCGATCTGATCATTGCCGATGACGTTGAGTCTCTGAACAACTCTGCTACCGCCGTGATGCGGGACAAGCTGCTGGCCAGCACGGCTGAGTTCGAGGCAGTCTTGAAGCCGGGTGGGGAGATCATCTACCTAGGTACGCCCCAGACGGAACAGTCGATTTACCACGGTCTGGCCGAAAAGGGGTATGTGACCCGCGTGTGGCCAGCACGGTTCCCCGAAGATCGACTGAAGGTCGCATTCGGTGAGAAGTTGGCTCCGCTGCTCCGCACAGGCAAGTCTGGAGACCCCACGGATCCCAAGCGATTCGACGCTATGGATCTGATGGAGCGTGAGGCGTCCTATGGCAGAACGGGCTTTGCGCTTCAGTTCATGCTGGACTCGACCCTCAGCGATGCTGATCGGTATCCACTGAAGATCAACGACTTGATTGTGTTTGGGCTCAACCCTGAAAATGCCCCTGAGAAGCCAATCTGGGCAATGAATCCGAACAACATCGTCAAGGATCTGCCTTGTGTTGGCTTTAACGGTGATCGCTTCTACGCTCCCATGGAGATCCAAGGACGATGGATTCCCTATGAGGGTGGGATCATGGCAATCGATCCTGCGGGTCGTGGTGGTGACGAGACGGCTTACTGCGTGGTCAAGATGCTGAATGGCTTCTTGTATGTGACACAGGCAGGAGGGCTTGCTGGTGGCTACGGCGAGGAGGTCATGAAGAAGCTGACCAAGATCGCCAAGGACAACAAGGTCAATCTGATCCTGATCGAGTCCAACTTCGGTGACGGTATGTTCACTGAGCTGCTCAAGCCGTACCTGCTGCGTGAATACCCATGCACCACTGAAGAAGTCAGACACAACATCCAGAAGGAACGCCGGATCATTGACACTCTGGAGCCTGTGCTGTGTCAGCATCGTCTGGTCTTGGACATCGCAGTCATCAAAAACGATTACGAGTCCACCAAAGCATATGCCAGCGAGAAGGCTCTCCAATTTTCACTTATCTGGCAGCTCAGTCGCATCAGTCGAGCCAAGGGATCTCTGTACCACGATGACCGTCTTGACTGCCTCAGCATGGCTGTGGGCTTCTGGGCAGACAAGATGGCCCAGGATGCAGACAGAAAGATGGCCAACTTCAGGGAACAGATGCTCCAAAAAGAACTAGAGAGGTTTATGGAACACGCTGTAGGCCACCGTCCCAAGGAGGACTCATGGATGTAGACGAACTGCAAATCCTGATGGCTTCTGTTGTTCTGCTTTACGAAGACCATCTCAAGTCCAATGGTCACATCAGCTCTGCCAAAGACCTAGCCCGAGGCATGAGGATGATGCGTGAATCCGTCTCCCCCGAAATCATGGAAATGTGCAAGGAGTTCAAATGCCAAGCCCCTGTGAAGGCAAGAGCCTAAACAAGCCCTTCAGGACTCCCGGTGGACCCAAGAAGTCTGCTGTCTGCGTCAAAGACGGGGAAAAGACCAAGATCGTCCGCTTCGGTGATCCCAACATGAAGATCAAGAAGGACATTCCCGGACGCCGCAAGAACTTCCGTGCTCGTCACAACTGCGACAACCCCGGACCAAAGACCAAAGCTCGTTACTGGTCTTGCAAAGCTTGGTGACTTATGCCCCGAAAAGAACCCCGCGACTACAAGAAGGAATACCGTGAGTACCACGGAACTCCGGAACAGCGTAAGCATCGCGCCAACAGAAACAAAGCTCGTAGGCTAATGATTAAGAAGGGTCGTGTTCGCAAGGGAGACGGTCAAGAAGTAGACCACAAGGATGGAAATCCCAAGAACAACCACCCCTCCAACCTTCAGATCATGTCCCGTACATCCAATCGGAGGAAGCGTTGATGCACCCAGAGATCCTGAAGTACGGTCACTACAAGATCCCTGTAGTCACTGCAAAGCTGTCTGAAGGTGACTTTGGTGAGTTCTCCTTCTTTCCCTACCCTAGGATTGCAATCAACCTTAGGTTGAGAGAAGAAGTAGAAACCAGTACCATCCTTCATGAGGTCATGGAGATGATCTCAGAGATCAATGGTCTCAACCTTGATGAGTCTCAGATCCGTACTCTGGAGGTTGGTCTCATGTCTGTCTTCCTCCAGAATGCGTGGCTGGTTGAGCGTCTCCGGAAAAGCCAGCAAGAGCCCATTACAGACCACTTAGACTGGCCCCCTAGTCAAACCCTGCCAGACAGTCCAGAAGCCTTGTAGGCCATCCTAGGCCATTTAGAAAGGACACCATGAAGAAGAAGTCCCACGGTATGCGTTCCGAGCTCAAGATCCATGGCAAGAAGCACGAGAAGGGTGAGTCTGCCAAGTTCGAAAAGAAAGAAAAGAAGAAGCAGAGCAAGAGTTCCTATTGATGGAACTTTAAGTTCTACTTCTGGTGGAGTCGGATGTTTGGGGGAAAAATCTGAGAGGGTTTGATATAGAACAGGCGGCTGCCAACCCCCCATGCCCCCAATGCGTCAACTTGAGGCCGCGTTGGTTTACAGTGAAAGTTCTCGGACGTGGCGGCGACTTGTTGACTTATCGGACGCCGAAGGTTACCGGACGCCGATTATCGGACGCGCAAGCGGGAAGGGTTATCGGTCTCCCTCCCCGTTTGTTATCGGACTACGCCCCTAGGGTTCCGATCCCAAATTTGGGATTCTCCAAATTGTCCGGAATTCCGCCCAAGTTACTTGACTTCCTTCGGATTCGCTGTAAGATGCACACATAGCCCGACGAATTCCGCCGGAATCGGGGCAAGTGTTAAGTAACTCGAAAGGAAGATAGAACAATGGCAAACGCTACCAAGACCGCAACCAAGTCCGCAACCAAGTCCGCTCAAGTCGCAGAAATTGCTGCAGTCTCTGCAGTCGAGGGGGACGCTTTCGCGAACCTTACGGCAAGTCAAGTAAAGGCGGCTCGGAAGGGCCTCGATAATCTCCGCGCTTCTTTCGCATCTCTCGCGCGTTGTGAAGCGTCCGTGGCAACAGCAATTGGAGACTTGAGGAAGGGCGGCTACCACTCGGCCGCGAAATTCACAGACTTTAACGCGTGGGTTGAAGCCGCAACGAATGGCGACGTATCGCGAAGCAAGGCAGCGAGGTACGATCTTGCATCGCAAGTGGTGCAAGCATGTGCAAACTCTTCGCTTTCCGATGCC